ACAAAGAAATTAATTTATTTTCTGATATTATCACAACTATTTATAACACTTTCCAATACATCACTTGTAGTATTTTGTTCTTTCATATAATTCAATAATGCTTTAGTATCTTTGGGGAAACAAGCTCCACCATATCCTAATAATCCATCGGGACCAGGTATATTTGTATGCATTGGATTTATCCAATTATTTTTTAACATTAATTCTTTTATTTTATTAAAATCACTATTATTTTTTTGACACAATAAATAATATTCATTGAATAACATTATTTTACTTGCATAAAAACTATTACAAAATATTTTCATTGATTCACTCTCAATTGACCAACATATGCTATTAGTTGCATTTGGATAATAATATGAATAGAAATCTACAAGTTTATCTCCTTGAGATAAGTTGTTACTACAACCTATAACATTATGAGTCATATTATGAAAATCTTCAAATGCTGTTCGTGCAGTTAAAAATTCAGGATTATGAATAATATTTAATTTTTTATATAGAACTGATAACTTGGTGGTTGTTTCTGGTTCAACAGTTGATTTTATTACCACTATCCCATTATAATTATTTTCATTTAATATACTACAAGTTTCATAGATTGATTCTTTATTGTAGGATTGTGTCTTTTCATCAAATAATGTAGGTAGACATAAAAATACTATATCGCTATCTAATATAGATTCAATACTTCCTATCATTTTATATTTATCATATCCAATAACATTTATATTCTTTAATGTAAAACTTTTTAATATTGCACCTCCTACAAATCCCAGACCAATTATACCAATTGAATTTAAACTAATTGAATTTAACGATTCATCCGATAATGGGTAATCCATATGTATAATATAAATAAGTATATATTATATAATTATAAACTAATATAATTATAAATTTATATGTATATTTATTTATATGTATATTTATATTATTGAAAAATTAATAGTTTTTTCAATTGATTTATAGATATTAGTATATTCATTCGTTAATTCTTGCTCTCTTTTTACAAAATAACATATATAGTTAGATAAAAGTATCATATGTTTATTTTTTCTTATTTTATCTAATAAAATAAAATCTTTAAATTGTTCTGATTCAAATTTAATACCTTTTTTAAATAAATCTAATTTGTAACAAAAACTAATTCCAATATATCCTTTACTAAAATTAATATGATGTGGACTTGGTAATATAGTATGTACTGGGGTTAGAATACCTCTTTTATTTATATTTTCACTACATATCATTCTGTATATTATACATTCTACATTTGGATATGTATAGATGTAATTATTCATATATTCAACATATAATGGTGATATTATATCATCATCATCTACAAAACCAATCCATTCTGAATCAGCTATTTCAATTCCTTTATTTCTAACTATACCTGCATAATTATTATGTCTAGTTTTTTCTATAACTATACTACTAATACGTGGATCTGATTTAATTAATTCATCAAATATAGGGGAGATTGCAATACCATCAAATACTATTATATATTTCCAATTATTACAAGTTTGATTTAATACTGATTTTATTGTATTTATCAATGTGAGTCTACCAACTGTAGGTGTTATAAATGTTATTGTATTTATATTCTTATTTATTTTATTTCGATAACGACCATATTCTAGCCAATGATTTTCATATTCTTCCATTGTATTCAAATTATTTGTGATAGAGTCGCGTATCATATAATTATCTCTATATTGCATCCAATTAAAATCTGGATATAATTGATAAATATTAGTTGGTCTATTTTCATTCTTACCATATTTATTATAATGAAAAGTATATTCTAATTCTGTTTTAATACCATTTTTTTCTAAATCGGGATTTAACATTTTATATTGTTTCCACTTAAATGTCATTAATTATAATATATATATATTATAATTAATGTTTATTTATAAGATTTAATAAAAAGATTTATTTTTATTCAAGTATTCCATCATACAAAATGTACCACTGTGTAGTAATATTGCTCTAATGACAGCCAATGAAAATCCTTTATAAAAATATCTTAAACCACCAGCAGTATATATATCGGTAATTATAGTTTTTATATCTTTATTCTCACTCGATTGGAGTAAAGTTTTAATACGATCTTGGGGATAGATAAAGATCCAAGCCATTGTACCACTCATTCCACCAAATATAAAACTAGCTGGTATAGTGATATCTTTATTGAAATCTGTATAGAAATGTTTCTTTAATGCTTCATAGGTTGAAAAATAAATTGCAAATCCAGGAACCTCGCGGGTAAATGTGGCAGATAGTCCTTTAAATAGAAAAGTAGGTGACATATACATTGCACTAGTAACAACTTGGTTAGTTTGTTTCATAATTTTAATTCTTTCATAGGGAGATACAATGATAGCAGCAGTTAATCCCGATATAGCTCCACTCAATTCAGTACTACAATTCATATTATTAAAAAAGTAATTGTAGGTTCCAAATACCAGGGCTTTTTCTAAACCGACACCTAATAACGGCGATGTTATACCACGATATAAATTGGTAAAATTATATTTAAAACTCGGCTTGGTTGTAGAAAGTTCCAATTTATTCATTTTACTTGTTTGATAAAAAGTTTTGATTGAATCAACTGGGTGTGATAATACTATACCAAACATACCACTCATACAACCTTTCATATAATAGTTATCCCAAATCATTAAATGATTATTTGATAATATAATATAATATTATATTATATTATCAAATGATCAATTTTTTTAATATATTGATTAAATATATTGATAAATTGATTGATTAAATATATTGATAAAATGATTAAATAAATTGATTACTTGGTAGGCCAACCCATATTGAAAATTGTCTTTTCAATACCATTGATCTTTAAGCAGAGAGGTCGATGCATCTTTCCATCTCGATCAGAAGACGATGTACCAACACCAATCGCCATATCACTTAATGGACCTGGTGGTACGACTAGTTTTACACTAGTATCTAATTTTTCAAATGCTGCACGAGCTACCCGTTCATACTTTGTAGTTAAAAAATCTGGAAAACAACAATTCTTATCAACCACTGTATCTGAAGGATATTTTACCTTTAGAGCAAAAAATACATTTTTCCAAGATGCTACCATCATTGGAACAATTAGAGATACTTCGTGATAACCAGAACTTAAAAGGCTAGTATTAAAACCATTAAAACTCCAAAAATATGGGACCTTAATTAGTGGATCGCCATCTTTATCGAGTCTTCCTGCAAGAGTAGTATCAACTAATTTTAATGTATTTAGACCATATACATTGATTGAAACAATAGTCGATGGATTTATTTTTATATATTCAGTTAATTCCCAGAGTGTTGTAATTTTAGAAATATCAGCAATTGTAGGCTTTGCGCGCTCGGCAAAACCTTTCTTAACTGATGTACTTTCTTTTAGCATTGAAGCAAATCCACTAGTCGAGCTAGTAACATCTGGTGGCACTATAGTGCTAAAACTTACTGCACCTGGAAGTTGCTTGGCATCATTTAATGTCATTAATGTATTTGTAAAATCACCGAGTACATTTACCGCAATTTGAATTTTCTGAGGTGATAATACTTTGGTGGTATCAGTACGCTTATAATTTGTAGGAGTTAATCGAGTGGTTAGCATCTTGACCATTGCCTCTTTTGACTCTGCGCACCCCATTAGATCAATAACGTTATTCTTAGCTTGGTGATAACTAGTACAGACTGTTCCACTGAAATCACTTGCAATATTTCCTGCAAAAATAAACTCAACTAGAGTAGACCATCGAACCGTTTGATCAATAGAATTGAGATGAACCCCCTTATATTCATCTCGAAGCTTTATGAGAAAAGTCTTTAACCACAATACTGTTCCAATAAATGTATCTCCATAGGGTGCTTCCTTGCAGCAAACATCCATCAACTCAATAGACTTGATAGCACTCGCTAGACCACCTTCTTGGTCGAGTAATAGTGCGATCAACCTATTCAATTGATTTGTTCGTAAATATCGATCAAATACTGCTTGGTAAAATCTAGTATTATATGATTTTAACATCTTGATAGATGGTACAATATGATCAAATCCTCCACAATTTTGCAAACCAAATTTTTTATTAAAATTATTTTTATCAATTGCTACAATATTAATAATAGGACACTTGATAGCGTTGGTAGCGTGTTGATAAAGTTCTTCATAGAAACTATTTAGCTGAGGAAATGATTTAACGTGTTGTAAAATATTTTCATTTGCTAATAAAGATATTCCATTTGCACTGTAGACTGAACACCTCTTGGCATTTCGAGCACAAGTAACACACCGAAAACATTTATATACTAGATCGTAGATTTGTTGTTTCAATTCGGTAGATACGCGGTGTATTTTACAACAATGTATATCATTTCCGTTATGTTTGTAAACCTCAAACTGTAAGGGATTGTTGTTAATAATTTCAAATAGAATGTCGAAAGAATTATCAGATGAATTGTTATTTGCTTGAATACTTGAAGTAGCCATAGACAAATTGATATTATTTATAGTCTCAATAAAAAATATAAATTTCAATTTTTATTAACTTTTAAAAAAATATAAATTTTAATTTTTTATTAACTTTTAAAAAAATATAAATTTCAATTTTTTATTAACTTTTACGCTGTATCACTTGTAACAGAATCAACAATTTCATCATTATCAGTATCACTCGATGAATCATTTGGTATTTCTAATACAGATGAGGTTATTTCATTTTCCGATCTGATAAATACACTCTCTTTAGTATCCATTATAGTATCTTGAATACAATCAATTTCATCATCTTCGTTTTCATCACTATCGTCTATTATATTGTAATTATATGAAATTTTATTTATTGGTTTAAAATCTAATAAAATGGGTCTTATAAATAAACCAAATCCATTTTCATTAATCCAAATAGCATATACTTCTAAAATCATTTTTATCCAACAATTTTTAGGTACGTCGGAAATTGCAATTTTTTTATTATTTAAATTTAATCTTGTTTCAAAATCATTTGTCTTTAGTAATTTTATTCTAATCACTCCATTAGTATTAGATTCATCTGTCGACTCTCTAATTATTTTTTGATATTTAATACTAGGTTGATGAACCATATGTGAAAACCATTGATGATTATTCTTAGCATCTTTAATTATTTTATTATCAATTGAATTTAAAAATTTAACAAATTTACTAACTTTACTATCCGATTTACCATTCAACGGTAAATCTAATTCATACAAGTTATTCTTACAAATAATATCATTTGAAGATAATAAGGTGGGAGATTGGAATACAAAATTTTTGAATTTAGTTGAATCCATATAGTTTAAATAAACTATTGTCTTTTTACTATTTGATTTAATATTAGTATAACATATATTATCTACATCGATCTCATTAATTCTATATGGCACTTTACTTGACATTATTTTTAATAAATGAATAATTATTTAAATGAAATTAAATTAAATTAAATATATTTAATTAATTATAATAAACCAATACTATAATTTACTTTTTCTTTGGTTTCTCAGCAGCTACTTTGCCCTTACCCTTTTTAGGAGGTTCAGGAACAGGTTCAGGTTCTTCCTCCTCTTCCTCTTCTTCTTCCTCTTCTTCTTCCTCTTCTTCTTCCTCGTCATCATCTTCGTCATCATCTTCTTCTACAACTTTCTTTACTTCAACTTTAGTTTCTACTTTTTTAGTTTCTACTTTTGTTGGTTCTACTTTTTTGCTAGGAGGAGCTACAACCACTGCTTCTTCTTCATCATCATCAATAAAATCTGTGTTTGTATTAGTTGTTCTCATATTCTCAGATGGTTTAACTTCAATCATAACTAGCTTCCAAATAATTCCATATTGTAATTGTTTCAATCCCATCTTTGGCTTTTTATCAGCCCACATATTAGTAGGTTCAATAATTGCTTTATAGTTACATTTATATCGTACATACTGTGTTAATTCATCCAATGTATTTACTGTTACTTCTACACGTTTTGTTTCACCATTTTCATTTGTAGTCGATGTAAAAACTTTTGTTAGGATTTTAATATCAGGCCAAGTATTATTAAGACGAATTTTCATATGAGGAGGTCGCATCTTGTCATCTTCTTCATCGGTGACTGGAACTTTCACACTAGGAATATAAACATAATTATCTGGTTTCTTACCTGGAAATAAAGTTTTCTTCATATCATCCCCTGCAATCAATGTATCGAGTTTTGTCATCTTAGTAATAACATTATTCATATCAGGATTAGTACTATCTAATGGGATCTTAATAAAGGCTCGTTTTTGATCAGTCTCATAGTGTTCACCTTGACGGGGAATTCCATATGTAAAGAGTTCCATCCAAGGTAATTGAATCTTCAATTTACTATCGTTACCGAGACGAGGATGCTTATATTTAGGCCAACCAATTGAATTATTTTTAGAATTCTTATTATCTACCAATTCGCTAAAAGCAAGGTGAGAAGGTTCAAATTCATCGAAAGAAATGGTAGTATTTTGAGTTTTATTCAAGGACATTATTATCTTATTATTATCTTTCTGAGCCAAATAATCTATTATTCAATTTTTATTTATTCTTTATATAACCCCATATTGTCATAACCCCATATTGACATAAACCCATATTGACATAAACCCATATATCTTTATATTATAGCTTTACTGTTATGAAACATTGTTTTATTTGTTATAATTATTATATAAAGAATTATACTAATATAAATATAACAATGGACAAAATAGAACATACTAATTTTGATAATTTAAATATCGATCAAGATATTTTAAAAGGATTATATTTATATGGTTTCACCGAACCATCTCCAATTCAAATTAAAGGCATTCAATCAATTAATACTGGAAAAGATTGTATTATCCAATCACAATCTGGTACTGGGAAGACTGCAACATATTTATTAGGTGTTATCAATCAATATTATTCTAATAATAATATGCGAGCGTTAATCATTGCACCAACGCGTGAATTAGCAAAACAAATATATGAAGTGGCAACCAGTATATGCCGATATAGTAAACATACAATCTCTCTATGTGTAGGAGGTACAGAGATTTCATCTCATCATTCCAATATAGTAATTGGGACAATTGGAAGAATTCAACATATGATTAATATAAAAAAATTAAATATAAATACATTAAATATTTTTGTAATGGATGAAGCGGATAATATGTTAAATGAAAAAGATAGTCACGATTTATTAAATATTATAAAATTAGTGCCTGAATCTTGTCAAAAAATATTAATATCAGCAACATTGACCAATCAAGTATTTAATTTAACAGATAAGTGGATGAATGATCCGGTTAAAATTCTATTAAAGAATGTTAATATAATGGTAGATTTAATTAGCCAATTTTATGTAGATGTAGAGGTTGAAGATAATAAATTTGATGTATTGATCGATTTATATAAATTACTATCAACCACACAAGTAATTATATTCTGTAATACAATTAGTAAAGTAACTTGGTTGGCTGAAAATTTAGCCGCTCAAAACTTTCCTATTACTACTATTCATGGAAAGATGAGCCAACAAGAAAGAAATGATATAGTACAAGAGTTTAGAGATGGAAAAACACGATTATTATTGACAACCGATTTATTGGCTCGTGGTATAGATGTACCACAAGTGAATCTAGTAATTTGTTACGATCTACCATTCGATAAAGAAACCTATATACATCGTATTGGTAGATGTGGTCGATTTGGTAAAAAAGGTGTGTCAATATCATTTATTAAAATGACCGATCCATATGATACTAAATTATTATCTCGAATGAAATATTCTTATAAAATAGATATTAATGAAATGCCTGATAATATCGATACATATTTGTAAAATACTGCTATAGTGATATGAATCGATTTATAGCATTCAATTGATTTACTAAAAAATAATATATAATTTTTATAAATTTATATAAATAATCTTTTCTAATATTCTCATCAATAATGGTAGTACTTTTATAATTTAATTTATTTAATATAGAGGATATATAGTTTGCATTAGGAGCGTGAATAAAAAATGGATAAATATTAGTATTTTTAATATTTACATTATTATCATTAACTGTATAGTATTTTTCTATATTATTTAACGGCAAACCTGATATAATAGTGCCAAATAATTCTCCATATATATCAATATAAATATTACAATTATTCATATTATAATATTTATTTAATAATTTTTGATCATCCGATATATCATTTGAATCTATTTTATATATTGAATCTAGCATTTCTAAAATATCTTTATTGACACCAATATAAGTACCAGCATTAATTATATTTTTAAAATATGATCTAACAATAAATTTGACAATAGGATTTTTTACATTATCATATCCTACTATTATTTTACAATTATTTTTTAATTTTAATTGTTTGAATACTGGTATCATTTCCATTAAATTACGAGTACATATTACATCATATCCATCTACAAAACATACAATATCATCTAATGGTAATTTCAATAGATATGATCTCATTAATTTTAACCTCCAATTAAATCCCTTCCATTTTTCACCAAATCCCAATACAGTTAATTCAGTATTATTTTTTTTACAACTTTCTATCAAATAGGGAAAGTAATATTTTGATTCAGTTGCAACTGTTACTATATGTAATTTTTCCATTATATAATAAGTAGAATTATTAAATTAATAATTCTATTTATTAAACCACTATATAAAATAAAAAAAACATAATATTATTATTATTATAATTATAATTGCTATATAGTAATAGTAATTTGATAGTATTTGTGGAACATATATAGTAAATAATCTATCGAATGACGATAATCCAGTATTTTTTATAATATCTTTTACTTTATATTTATAGTCATATCCTAATTTTATAATTATATTATCTAAATAATTTGCATTTGGCGCGTGTATAAAAAATGGCTGTATACTAGTATTTTTTAAAAAAACTTTATTATCAATTATATTGTAATATTTATCTAATTCAAATCTTTTATATGAATGTAATGTTGAAAATAATTCATTCTTCTTATCAATATAAATAATATTTTTATTCATATTATAATATTTATTTAATATAGCTTGATCATCGGCATTATTACCTGAATCAATTCTATCTAGTATATTTAACATTTCAATAGTATCACCGACAGTACCAATATAAGTACCTGAATTTATACTATTGCTAAAAAATAAATGTTCTACTTTTCTAAAAAATGGATTTATATTACAGTGATACCCCGTTATAATTTTACAATTATATTTATTTTTCAATTCATTAAAAGCACTTGTCATAAATTGTAAATCTCTTGTACATATTACATCATAACCATCAATAAAACAAGCAATATCATTTAAAGGTAATGTCGATAGATATGTTCTCATTAACTTAAACTTCCAATTAAATCCCTTCCATTTTTCACCAAATCCCAATACAGTTAATTCCATATTATTTTTTTTACAACTTTCTACTAAATAAGGAAAATAATATTTTGATTCAGTAGCTACTGTAATTATATGTAATTGTGACATTATATAAAGTAAAGAAAATTAAAATTTATTAAACTAATTTGGAAGGAAGAAATTGTCATCACCAAATCCGTTTAATATTATATCTTCAAATAATGGTTCTTTTTCTAGTGAAATGAAATTAGTTCTGCCACCTGTTTCATTTTCAATATATTCACTATTTTTAATCTTATCAGTATCTAGGATTAGATCAAATGCTCCGGTTCCTCCTGGTATAACTCTACCTATTGCAATACGTGATGATACTGATTTTAATTTATCGGTTTCACTAAATAGCGCAGCATTTAAAAAATGTTCCATTGTTTTCTCAAATGATGCACGGGATAAAGGATCATTGTCCACTTTATTTAATCCGTGGCGATCAATTGATATTACTTCACCACTATATGTCATTAAATCTACTAATAATGATATATGGGCGTGATTCAATTCACCCCCTCCTGCATTGAATGTTATCAGTAATTCATCGATAATAATTTTTCTAGCTGCCTCAATTCCATACATTCTATATACTGTTTCAATATTATTTATTTTGGTTCTAGTATGATCAATACCTTTGATATTTAAAATACCTTCAATATTAATACCATCAGTTACTACTAAGTATTCTTTACCAACATTCATATCTCCCATTTTATTAAAATTTATTTTTCTTTCTTGAATTAGTGAAATATTTTCAATATCATCAACACCTTTCAATGTAATAGTATTTAATACTATTGTTAAAAAACTAGTAAGTGTTTTATAATCAAAATTAGTCATCTTAAATCGAATATGAATTATATTATCATTATTACTAAGGATTGCTATTTTTTCTACTTGAATCAATATATCTTTCAAACTCTTTTTAACATTTTTTAAGTTGGAAAAGTTTTTATACCAATAAGTAATAAATTTAGTTTTAATATCTAACAATGTAGTTTCTTTATCCATTAATTTTTCTAAATTTAATTTTAATCTAAATATAAATGGCATTGTTTCTATTTTATCTTTCATATTATTAATATAAAATGGATTGCTCGTATTATCTTTAGTAATAGTTGAACTAATATTATCATTACTTCCTACAATAGAATACAATATTTCAACTGAATCTATTAATTCACCAATAGTAAGATGTTTTAAATAAGATGATAATATATTTGTATCCGATTTATTTGTACTATATTTTTCATCAAAATAAATAGTCATTTGTGGTGTTTTAATATTTTTACTATAACCTAATAATTCTTTAATTCTAGGTACACCCATATTAGCACTACCTTTACCCGATACACCTGCAAAATGCTTTGTATTGAGCGTCATCTGTGATGTGGGCTCACCAATTGATTGTGCGGCAACTATTCCTACCATTTCACCTGGTTCTACTACCGCTTTAGAAAATGCAATAATAATATCTTCTATCATTTTATCAAACATTACTTTAGTTAACTTATATTCTACGATACATTTTTTTGGACAAATATATTCATATAATGATATTTTTAACATAAATTTATAATCAGTATCATCTCGTTTTAATAAAATTGAATCTTTTTTCATAATAGTAATTAATCGTTCATTATAGTTATTTAATATACCATCAATAGAATCTATGATATATTGTGGATCTATTTCATCATATAATGGAGCTTTTATATTATTAATATAATCTTGTGTAATACGCCGCAAGTTTATAGGTAACATAAAATTATCTCCAATTACTTTGTAATTACTTGTTGATTTAAAATATATAGTACGTAATCTATCACGAAAATCAATCAATGTATCAAATATTTTATCATTATCATATGTACTTTTATTATAACTATTCTTAATTGAAGCTAGTTCAGAAGCATTGAATGTATATTGAACTTTAATAGTTTCATTATTACTATTTATTAAATTGATTTTTAATTCAGTTTGTCTTTGTTGATCGATTCCACTATCTCCATATAAGTATTGTACTAATACTCCATTAGCTGTTCTAATCATACCTTCATAATTTACATACATATCTTCTAGACTTTTAACTAATTTACGTTGAATATATCCCGATTCAGCAGTCTTAATAGCTGTATCGATTAATCCTTCACGACCACTCATCGTGTGAAAGAAGAATTCATGACCTTTCAATCCATCTACAAAATTAGAACTAACAAATCCTCTTGCTTTAGGAGTATCGTCATTTTGATGAAAAATAGGTAAAGTTCTACCAGATATTCTCTTCTTAATTCGCGAACCTTCTAATGATACTTGACCTATACATCCTGCAATTTGACCAAAGTTAATAATAGCACCTTTTGCACCAGATAGTGCAATTATAACATTGAATGAATTTTTTTTATCTAATACTTCAAATATAATCTTAGTAATATTAGATAGAATAGATCCTAAATCACTATTAATAATAGTTTCACCCATATCAGGAGTAATCTTATCCTTATCATTTTCAAATTGGGTTATCATACTATCAACTGAAAGTATTTTAGTATGAATAATTTCGGTAATCTCTTTAATTAAACTACTTTGTACTATACAATCACTGAAACTTACAGTTAATCCCTTATTTAATAGATAGTTTAATACTAATCGCTGTGTATCATCTATAAATTGTTGTGTACTGGTTGGTCCATATTTATCCCAAATATAATGAATTAACGAATTTTTTTTAGTAGCAAGTTGTGATTTATCTAAAGTTCCACTCAATAATTTACCATCTTTAACTTGAAAGTTCTTATCAGCTTTAACTGAATTAATACCAAGTGGTACAATATATGAAAATAATTGTCTTCCAGTTATAGTTTCTCCTTTAACTAATTGGTTCTTAGTAGTAGATGATGTTCCAGATAATAAATTTGCTGCAAGATCATATGGTATATTGTTATCAATTGACATTAAATATGCTCCTGAAATTGCATCCTGTTTACATCCAATAATTGGATTAGAATCTTTTCCTCCAATAATTTGATACTTTACATTTGCAATTCTTTCCAATTCATTACGAGCTTGGATTGATTGAGCTAAATGGATATTCATTTCATCTCCATCAAAATCTGCATTGTATGGCGCTGTTACACTTACATTCATTCTAAAAGTATTTATATCATCACGATTTAATATATGGGCTTTATGTCCCATCATAGATGGCTTGTGCAACGTAGGTTGACGATTAAACAATACATAATCACCATTTATCATATGACGTTCCACTATATCACCAATTGATAATTTTATATTTGCTTTTCTATATCGTAAATCTATTTTTTGTGATATTGTTTTACCATTTATAATAGTTGTTCTAAAAATATAGTTAGCACCAGGATATGTAGTTCTACCATTAACAACTAATTGACTTAAATGTTTTATATTCTGAGGAGTTACTTCTTCAGGGATAGTTAATTCTTTAGCAATCTTCAATGGTACACCCACCATATCAATATCAATATTTGGATCACTTGTAATAACAGAACGTGCTGAGAAATCGACACGCTTACCCATAATATTTAATCTAATTCGGCCTTCTTTTCCTTTAATTCTGTCCGATATAGAATTGGTAGGCTTTCCACCAGTTTTAAATTCAGATCTAGGTAATGAAGCCGAATCATTATCAAAATAAGTTGCAACGTGATATTGTAATAAAGTATGTGTATCATTAAAAGTATTTGAATCTTTATTCATATCATTTCTAACTCTAATATTCCAAGTAATAATATCTGCTATTTTTAAAGTCAAAGAATCTTCCATCGATGCAGCAGCTAAAAAATCTATTTTTGCTGTTGGTCTAATAATAACTGGAGGAATTGGAAATCGGGTAATAATTAAATCTTCAGGTCGTGAGTTTATTATATTAAATCCCATCATAAAAGCATCAGCATCTGATATATTTCGTAAAAGGTAATAACATTGTCTGGGTGATAATGATTCTTTAATAATTTTTGTTGTTTCTGTCGAAATTCCAGTTTTTTCATCCACCATAACATTTCCTACTTCTTTTTCTAATATAATGCGAATGGAGGTTGAAGTTTCTTTAATCTCTTTTTTTATTTTAGGAACAGGCGTACCACAATGTATGCAAAAATTTATATTCTTTGTTAATTCTTTCAACTCCTTAAATCTATTTTTTCCATTCTTATTATTAAAAGATTTAACTATATCATCTGTTCTTTCAATTAATATATTGGAACACTTATGACAGATACATTTTAATAATGAAGTTAGATGAGTTAAAAACCCACAATGAAATACTGGTTCAGCTAATTCTGTATGACCAAAATGACCAAAACAATCTAATGAATTGGCTCCACAAGTAGTACAATTTAAATATATATCACAAGTACCTAACCGTAAATCAACTAGACCACCTTTTTTTGGTTCATAATTATCATACGAATCGGGTACATTTATACCAAATGGATCATTCTTGACCGCTGAATATTTTTTAATCATATCATTTGTATATATACCAAACTGTATTTCTTTTATATTTTTAATATCTTCTCCATAATATTTTGAATTCATAGACATTCTTATATTGATATAATATAGAAATCTTTATATAATATTTTTAAATCAAATTTTTTTAAATAAATATATATAAGATATATATAATGAGTGCTTTTATGAGTCAAAAAAAAATAAAACCATTAAATACTGATATTTATTCATTTGAATCACACGGTTCACGACATCATACTTTGGCACCACGAATAAAAGTAGATGAATTACTAGATATAAATGGTAATAAATATCATGATCATAATATCTATATAACATTAGTACCTGCTGGTAATACAACAAGTATTTATTATGGCTTTATAGTTCATAAATCATTATTTAATACTAACTTTACTACTGAATTATTATTAAAATTAAATAATTTAAAAAAAGAACTAGAATTAATAGAATCAAGTGAACAAATAAAAGAAAAGTTAGACGATGTGCAACATTATTTGGAATTTAATTTTTTAAAATATGGGATTTCACATATTTTATATGAGTATAGAGCTATTATTTTTAGAAATATACAGAAAATAATGGCTAATTTTATAAAGAATGATTTTAATGTAAAAGATTTTATTTTAGATGATGAAACAGAATCAACATTATATACATTAATCAATACTGGTATATTACAAGATATATTTGAACTGTACAATAAATTATATCCAAATGAAAATCCTATAGTATTAAATGAAGACAAATCTAACTATACAGATGTACTTTATAGTATTTTAGATTATTATATGACACTATTCGATAGTAATGATTTAATTCTTAGTCTAGTAGATAAATATTTACTAGATTACAATTTATTCAGTAGTCTAATAGATTATTTTAATATGGAAATTAAAATATATATATCTGGTAAAAATTTTTCATTACCTTCATTATCATTTAATACTAGTTTAGTTTTTAATGAAAAATTAGGGAAAGTGAACCTTAATAAATCTGGATTAATTAAAATTGAATCTAAGAATAAAAATGAAAATTTAAGTCTTAAAAAAAATATATCGACTAAAGATTGTAATACTAAAGTTAGTACTTGTACCGATGTATTAAAAGCAATAGAATTTATGTACAGTAATTCTATTTTTCCGACAACAGCAACAATGATTGCAAAATTTAATGATTTAAAAAAAGCTAATACTTATAATGAGGTACCTTCTGCTAAATATTCAATGATTTCATTTTTAAAAGAATTATATAAAAATAATATTAAAAATAATATTATTATTTTAAATACTTGTAATAGTTATCAAAATAAAAAACCCAGTATAGCAAAATTAGGACGTACATTATCTATTAGAAATAGAGATGAAGATATTGAAAAAATAAATAAAATGTCACCAGCTAGTCAAATAGCTCAAAGTATAAATACTACTAGAGATGAGATAATTAACAGTATAGTATCTAAAAACCAAGGCAACAATAAGCTGGATAACCCAACTCATTCATCTCCTGAATTACAAGATGATACGAATAGTTATGAAACTGTTAGACAAAATTTACTTTATAGTAAAATACCTATAATGTATCGTGGTATTTCATATGAACCTTCATTTTTTGCTTTATCGGAAGATGAATATATGAAAAAATATTTAAAATATAAAATGAAATATTTACAATTAAAAAACAGCAATGTTTGATATGAGATAAATCTATTATAATTGCAAACTGCTATACATCAGGGCCCTTACTAAAATAAATATGCGCTTTAGCTCATAATACTATAAAGTAAATAGGCTGGAACTACAATACAATATAAATTTAAATATACTAATGGTCTTTCAATATAGTATTTACCAATTGGAAAATTCTTAGCATTTTGATTTGTAGAACCAAAACTTTGTATTTTAGATTGATAATTATATTCAATTAAATATATAAAAGTAGTAATAATTTGTAAAATTAATGTTAGTTGAAACATTCGATGAAACATTTGATGAAACATTTGATGAAACATTCGATTAATCACATTATCTAATATAAATAAAATTGGAATATAATATATTGTAAGGTAGCTACTTAAGTTATAATATTCTTGTAAATATAATATTAATGAAAAGAACTGAAATGTTAATAATATAATAAAAATAAAACTAAATACATCGAATGATAAAAAATATTGTAATATAATATAAATCGATACATATAGTTTATTACAGGTAATAGAATCTTTAAAGTCAATCCAGTTATTCAATAAAAATACGTATTCTCTGTCACAATTTGTATTGTACTCGGTTAATAATAAACCAATAAAATTCCAAGGTAATAAAAATTTAAGTGGGTAATCAGTAGTCCAAATTGATTGATTGTTATTTACTAAATATATTGTATATTTATAGATTGAATCTTTTTTATATATATAGATAATTTTACTAATTCCTTGTAACAATAAAATATATAGCCAAAATACAAATACAGTACAAGTTGTATTATTCATCATATTTGATAATTTAGATTGGATCATATTATTAGCACCATATATAATAATAGCACCATACAATAAAAATATTCCGGTTAATGTCGTTCCTTTCATAATATATAAATCAATATATTTATTTATATATATATCGCTCGATCTATTATGAAAAGAACAAGATTATCATGATTCGATATATTAACCTATTTCTATTTTTTTACTAATAGTATAATAGATTGAAATTTTACTATCTATTTCTTCCATGGAATTGAATAACTCTTCTAATTCTTCAATTGACATTTTTTTATATTTTGTAGGTATTTTAAATACTTTACTATCAAAAGATTGTATATTATTTAATTGTTCGGTTAACTTTATTTTTTCATTTGTTACCATTGTTGTTAATTGATTGATCATTAGATTAACGTCAGCTTTGCTGTTTTTATCTAATGAATTAGATAATTTATTGCTATCTATCATATTACAAATATCAGTTATATTGGACATTCTTATTATTAATTAATATTCTAATATTTATATCATATTAAAAAATAATGGAGAGATAGATAGATTATATCATTTTATAATCTGTTATTAAAATTCTAACATTATTCCACATTATAGTAAATTCATCTTTCTTATCTATAATTTTATTAAAATCAATTGAATTCTTAATCTCTATATTATTTTTATATATTGAAATACCATCATTTGCTGTTTTATATTTTAATAAAATATTATTATTAGAATTAATTTTATTTTGTATACTAGTAACTATGCACATTTTCATTCTATCTAAGAGTTTTTTATATCGGTTATTCTTATAAGAATTTACTATTTCATCCAATCGATTAATCTTTTGTTTTATAGTTTCTACAAGATTTAAATATATTGTATCTTTAATTTTATTAATTCTATCAATATACAAATTATTATGATCTACTATAAATTGTGCCGCTAAAGATGGAGTAGGTCTACTTATTGTAGATACAAAATCAAGTAGAGTTGTATCGGTAGTATGTCCTATAGCACTCAAAACAGGTTTTTTACATTTATGGACACTTTCAATTATATTTTTATCATTGAATCCCCATAAATCTTCCATACTTCCACCTCCTCTTGTAATTACTACAATATCGTAACAATCTATATCGTATGTAGATAATACATTTGCTATTTGAATTGGAGAATCGGGACCTTGAACGGGAACATCTACCAAGGTTCTATTGAGAGAAATATTACTTGATTCTATAACATAATTAAAATCGTGTATAGCTGCTCCATTTTCACTTGTTAATATTAATATTTTTCTTATAATATTAGGTAATACCATTTTATTATCGTAATATCCATTTTCTTTATAGAATTGGTTCATTGTATCAAATGATAATAGCATATTTCCCACTGTATCTATTAATTTAATTTTATTTATTACAAAATTCATATTCCCCTTATTAGAATAATATTCTATCTTCCCTTGAGCTTCTACCATATCTCCATCTTTGATATTAATTGTATTATTACTTTTCCATACTATAGCTTTTATTATATTGTCATCATCTTTTAATTCTAAATAGGTATGACCACTATTGTATTTTTTAGGCTGTCTTACTTCTGCTTTTACTGTCAATTTATCTTTTGGTAAAGATGTATTTATAATTTGTCCTAACTCTTTAAGAGAAATAATATTAGTCTGACTCATAATATAGTTATAGTTATTTTGTCTTTTACTTATAATAATGGAATTTAATACAGTTGATATAATGTTACCATTTAGAACCGATAAATATTATGATAGTGATATCATTTTTACTAAAAATATAAAAAAAGAATATATGAAATTATCAAATGAACAAATTGAATTGTTTGATAAATTTACTGAAAATATAATGAATGATAATATTATTACCCAACGTGAATTAATGAAAGCAATTATTAGTTTTGAATTATATGATACAAGTAAAAACATTTTTTGTAATAAAAAGTGGAATAAATTTGCAAATAAAGTATATGAAATTCCATCTTGCTGTAATCTACTCTAAATTGCAATCTACCCCCCCCCAGGTTGTAATTTAGTTTAAAGTTCCGTGTATTTTATCCAGTATATTTAAAACTCCAAAATTATATTTATAGGATGAATGATGAATATCGTGTTTATTAGAATCAATTAAGAATAAAAAATTATACCCGGAATGTACTATAGTAGTATTTAATATAGCGATCAATTCCCATATTAAAATAGTATAAATATGACTACCGCATAAATATGGACCAATAAATACAGGTATTATATTTGAAAATACATATTCAATTGGATGTGAATATAAGGCGCTTATTGCCACAGGTGCCGTATATTCGTGATGGATTGAATGAATAGTACGGTAAAAAATAGGTAGATGTAAAATACGATGACTATAATAAAAAAATATTTCAACCATTATTGTACTTACCACTATATCTCTAAGAATAGTATATAGTGAAATATAATTATTATATCTAATCATATCATATAAAAAATATGATACGATGGGTGTTACTATTAGTTGGTTGCATAATACTAATTTAGCGGTTTTAATTAATCGTATATGATTACATTTGCTATTATTTAAAATAGGATAAACTTTTTGTATTTTATACTGTTGTAGAAACTCTGGTTTCCGATAGATATCTAAAAATAAATATGGAATTGATAAACCCCAAGAAACAAACATATTTATAAATGTAGTACTCAGTACAAAGAATGTTCGCGAATATATATCGATTCCTAACATTATTATAATTAATGATAATTTATTTTTAAATTATCATTAATTTTAAATTAGTATTTATTATTTCAATTAGTATCAATTATATGATTATAAAATAGTATTATCTACTTTGTATTTTTTATATAAAATAAAAAATATTTTCATTACTAAATTTAAATTTGTTGAAATGGTAGTATAATTTTTAGTTTTAGTTACTTTTAAATTTTTACCTAATTCTATTAATTTTGGTAAACTATACTCGTGACCAAATGAGATTGTATCTATTAATGTCATTTTATTAAATTCAATACTTGTAGCAGTTCGAAAACATTCTACTTGTATTGCCTTTATGTGAAAAGGTAAATCGTGAGATATAATTACTTCTACATCTTTTAGATCTTCTTTTAATTCTGATATCACTATATTATTTTTAATACCTTTTTTTATCGCATCATTTATAGTAATATTATGGATTGAGTTTGTCTCATCTGTAAAGTTAATAGTATCAGGATATAAAATAAATTTTTTTTCTATCAATTTATCAAATTTACTATCTACATAAAAACCTATCGTATAATATAATGCAACTAATCTTGCATAACCATATAAGTTTTTTTTACTAACTGTTTCATTCAATGAATGTATTCCATTGATATCACAATATATAAAACAAATTTTTTTCGCGTCACTTGTAATGTTTTCCATTTATAACTATATTGATATTAATTTCTTAAATAGTAAGACAGTATTTATCTATACACTTTAGACATTCTCCTCTACATATTAATTTTGATTTTATAGGTGGATAAAGAATAGTTTTTTCAGATGGTTTTACCACATTATATTCAACACTTGGTATTTTATTTATATTATTTTCCATATATAATACTATAGATATTGTTTAATTGTATTATATATTTTTGGTTCATATTTACATTTCTTAAATTTAATATTTGCAAGTATTTTAGAATATTTTATTAAATCTCGTATTTCTGTAAATTCAGTACAATTTTTAATAAAATTTACTCTATATAAATAGACTAAATCCGATTCAGTATCAAATCTTGGTATATTTTTTCCCATTATTAAGATTAATGTTTATATATTTAAACTTTATTTTTCAATTATTTTATATAGATGGAAATAATAATTAAAAAATATCTAGAATACAACATTGGAATTGACATTGGTGATCAATTAATTACTATTTTACTAAATAAGAATGTATCAATACCTTCTACTAATACAATATCATTCAGTGTTTCGAATATAAATAAAAACTATATATTTGATCTATATTGTGGTACCAATATATTATCAAAAAATTGTAGTTTTATAGATTGTATAAATATATGTAGTCCCGAAAAAGTTATTTATATTGAATCGACTGTAGATCCAATGATGTTTCTTATAATTAAAATATCAACTAAAACAAAATTATTACTATGTCGAATATATTGTTTGAATCTTGTGATTAAAGATACCAAGATAGTAGATGAAGAGATGATTGATATTACGAATTATAAATTAAAATTTGAATTAAAACAATGTATTAATTTGATTGAAGAAAAAATAGAAAGAAATGAATTAATATTAGATAGTGATACTATTTTAATATTAAATGAAAAAATTATACTTATAAATAAAATGATCGATACATTATCTAATCAAAAATTACTTGATATTAAAACTAATTTGAAAAATAAATTTTTTATATAAACAGATTTGCTTTCCTTGTCTCATCTTATATTATTTAAGCTTCAACAGTAGTTGTAAGATCTGCTTTCTTTACCTTTGTCAAACGATTCTTAAAATTCTTTACAATAGTACGCCCATCTTTAATAGCATATTCAACAGGTACTGTTAATTTTTCACGTCGACCATTATAAGTATAGGTTGATCGCTTACTACCTCGGGTGGATTCGCGAATAGAAAATACAATTTGTTTTTGAGGAACTTCAGTCTCACGATAGTACTTGGAAAGAGCCTTATTAGCTGCCTGGTAAGGTGTCAAACCAGTAAAACGACCTTCATACAATTCATTTCCAGGAAGTTGTACTTTGAAAGATCGTACTTGTTTGTCATCAATAGTTACAATATCACCTTCAGTTTCACTTCCAGCCTTTTGTGTTTTAACTTTGGCAGGTTTAGCAGACTTGGCAGACTTGGCAGACTTGGCAGACTT